CTGCAGGTACAAGACGCGGTGGTATTACTAACGCTACTGCAACTGGTTACATTAACGATGAAGGCGAATTTGTAAGTGTTGCACTAAACGAAGGTCAGCGCGATACACTATACGGTGTAAGTGTTAACCCAATTACGTTTATTACAGGTTCTGGACTAGTTAACTTTGGTCAGAAGACTCGTGCAAGAAATGCAAGTTCACTAGATAGAATTAACGTAGCACGTTTGGTAATTTACTTACGTTCACAGTTGAATAAACTAGCTAAACCATACATCTTTGAACCTAACGATAAGATCACACGTGATGAGATCAAACAAGCAGCAGAGAGCTTAATGCTTGAGCTTGTAGGTCAAAGAGCACTATATGACTACCTAGTTGTATGTGACGAGTCTAACAATACTCCAAGCAGAATTGATAGAAATGAACTATACTTAGACATTGCTATTGAACCTGTTAAGGCTGTGGAATTCATCTACATTCCATTAAGATTGAAGAACACAGGGGAAATTTCAGGACTATAAAATAGGGGTCCCCGCAAGGGGACCTATATTGGCTAAATAGTTTATATAGGAGAACATAATGGCAATTTCAACACTCTCAAAAATTTCAGTGCCGCTAGCGAGCGATAACAGCGCATCAAGCCAAGGCTTGTTGATGCCAAAGTTACAATATCGCTTTAGAGTGACATTGGAAAACTTTGGTGTTTCAACACCAACAACAGAATTAACAAAACAGGTAATTGATGTAACTCGTCCAGTGGTAAACTTCGAAGAGATCGAAATTCCAGTTTACAACTCACGTGCATACCTAGCAGGTAAACACGCATGGGATCCAATTACACTAAACTTACGTGAAGACGTTAACAACAACGTACAGAAACTAGTAGGTGAGCAGCTACAGAAGCAATTCGACTTTTTCGAACAGTCAAGTGCTGCATCAGGTATTGATTACAAATTTACAACACGCATTGAAATCCTAGACGGTGGTAACGGTGCTAATACTCCAAACGTATTAGAAACATTTGAACTATATGGTTGCTTTGTACAGAATGCTAACTACAACAGTTTGGCATATGCAACAAACGATCCAGTACAAATTACACTAGCTATTCGTTACGATAACGCAATCCAGTCACCACAAGGTACTGGTATTGGTACAAACGTTGGTCGTACAATTAACAGTCTAGTAACAGGTGGCGGCGGCGCAACCTAATTAGTGTTATAAAATTTGCCAAAACATGGAAAGGGTATCTTAGGATACCCTTTTTCATTATATACGCAGTTAATTAATAAAGATAAATATTAGTATGGCAAACTTTTTAAATGGATTTTTAGACGGACTATTAGGCGGCGCTAGTAACCCAAAAGGTAACTTAGGGGACTATTCACACGCAGCACGTTTGTATTCAGACGATGCATTACGTTTGGCTCCAAAAACAAAATATCTTTATCATGTAGTTTTTGAGCTAGGTAACGGCGTAACTAAAATGCTACCGCAACTAACAGCACGACATAAAAACGAAATCAACTTGCTAGTTAAATCTGTTGATCTACCTAGTTATGCAATTCAGACAGAAACAAAGAATATGTATAATAGGAAGAAAAATGTACAAACAGCAATTAACTATGATCCTATTAATATCAACTTCCACGACGATAATTTAGGTATTACTACTACACTAATGGAAGCATATTATAGATATTATTATCAAGACGGTAATCATGGTGCTTCAGGTGTTTCGCCTGCGTATAATCCTAGAAACACATATAAAGGCGGCGAGTTTAATTCATTTAGATATGGGTTTGATAACGATAGTACAGAACCGTTTTTTAGAAAAATTACAGTCTATCAAATGGCTAGAAAAGAATATGTTGCATATACATTAGTAAATCCTTTAGTAACTGCTTTTTCACATGATAGCTTAGATCAAGCAGATGCAACAGGACTAATGGCCAATCAACTGACAGTAGCATATGAATCAGTGTTTTACAGTCGCGGTGCAACGAGCGACGGATCAATTCCGGGATTTGGACAGGAACACTACGATAAAACACCAAGTCCGCTAGGATTGCAAGGCGGCGGCACTGAAAGTCTGTTTGGAGTAGGCGGCGTCTCGTCAGGCATTTCAAGTGTACTAGGAGATTTACAAAGTGGTAATTTCTCATTAGGCACTGCACTAACTGCTTTCAACACATACAAAAATGCTAAGAGCTTAACAAGAGAAGGATTGCGCGAAGAAGGTGCTCAGATTTTAGGAAATGTATTATCAGGCGTAGCAAGAGCTTCGAACAGTGGTGTTCCTAATTCGCAGTTTCCTAAGTCTATTGGCAATGGCGGATCCAGTACAACAACTCAAGCAAGCGGCGGATCAGTAAATACTGCATCACCGGGCTATGCAGCAAAAGTTGCACAAGCACAGTCAAATAATCAGAGGTAATCATGGCAACAAATCTACCATCTAGCAGTATTAATAATACAGATAGTGCTAGTAAAGTTAAAACATTTTTTGATCGTTATTTTACAGAATCTATTAGTTACCCTGCAAATGAAGTTGATGCAGTGATTGGTTTTTTCAAAAAACGAGGCTTTGACGAATCTGCTGCAATTTCAGTTAGTGTTGTATTGCTACAGCAATCTAAAGTTGACAATGTCAAAATCTTTAAACTATTAGACACCCTTAAAGGGTTAAGCGATGTTGAAATTAGTTCAGTTGTTGCTGAAATACTTAACTATAGTAGATCAAAAGTTAGCACACTAGGCTATAAAATTGACTCGCCTGTTGAAGCTATAGACAAAAGAAATATAGCGGTGTAATCAAATGGGAAGATTTGCACAGGGCAAATTCAGTCTCAAAAATCCCGACAAATATATGGGAAACAAAACTCCAACATATAGATCTAGTTGGGAGTTTGCTTTTATGAAATTTTGCGATGAACATCCGCACGTTTCTAAATGGGCAAGCGAAGCAGTTAAAATTCCATATAGAAATCCACTAACTGGAAAACAAACAATTTATGTTCCAGACTTTTTTATTGCATATGCAGATGCAAAAGGAAAGCAACACGTAGAACTAATTGAAGTTAAACCAGAAAATCAAACACTACGAGAAAAAGTTGGACGTAGCAAAGCTAACCAAGCAGCATGGATTGTTAATCAAGCTAAGTGGGAAGCAGCCAATGCTTGGTGCAAACAAAAAGGCATTCGTTTTAGAATAGTAAACGAGGGCGACATCTTCCATCAAGGTAAAAGACGATAAATAATAGTAGCATATAATTACTAGGATTATTAATGTCTTTAAATAAAAAAATTGCAATTGTTGGTGCAGGAACTTCTGGTTATTTTTCTGTTCTATACTTTTGTACAAAATACCCTAATTACGACATACACTGGATTTACCCGGAGAATAATAATCCTATCGGTGTTGGCGAGGGAACAGTCCCGCAAGTAACTGAGTTTTTAAATGATCTTGGTATTACTTTTAAAGATATTATAAAAACAGTTGACGGCAGTTTAAAGTTAGGAATTAAATTTGAAAATTTTGTTCCTGAAACCTTTTATCATGCATTCGGCATAGACGAAGATGAAGCTGCTAAAATAGAATACTTTATGGAGCATAACATTGTTCCAGAAAACATCGAAGATTACGATATTTCATTCCATTTTAATGTTGCTAATCTTGCTAAGTTTTTTGATACATGGTTTGAAAGATTTAATAACCTTACTATAGAAAGACGAACTGTAACCTCAACTGACGAAGTTAACTGCGATTGGTTTATTGATTGTACAGGATTTAAACGTGCATTTGTAAACGAACATTACAGCGATAACTTTATGCCAATTGATAATTTTGTGCCTAATAACAAGGCACTAGTATATCGCACATCTATACCAGAACATAAAAGATCTATTTACACAACTTGTATAGGAATGAAACACGGCTGGGTTTGGAATATACCGCTACGTGAACAAATTGGTATAGGATATGTGCATGACAGTGCATACAATGTTAAAGATGAATTTTTAGATTATCTTGAGCAAGAAGGTTTTGGTCGTCCTGAAGTCAGAGAAGTTAATATGGTAACAGGACGTAACAAAAATCATTATAAAAAGTTAATCGACAAGCATATTGTATCAGTTGGCCTAAGTAGTTCCTTTATTGAACCGCTAGAAGCTACAGGTTTATACCTTACAGTTTTTAGTATAGAGCAACTTGATAAACTAATGCATGAACAAATATCTAGCGAAGAATATAATAATTTAGTTAACTTTGAATTTGATGTTATTGTAGATTTTATTGCAGCGCATTATAAATTTAGTCATAATTCAAACGAGTATTGGGACTTTTACAAAACACTGCCAATAGAATTGTATAGATTAAATCATGCATTTCCTAATAGGTCTTGGGATTGCATTTTAAGAAAAGATAGTAAAAAAATAACTAAAGAACAAATTAAAGAATTAAATAATACAAAGCCTTATGTAGAATGGCTTAAAGATAAAGGATACATTACGGTATAATATCATGACTAAGAAATTAGAAGAAATGTTAAATTTGCCAGACTCAAAAGAAATAGTTGATGAAGCAAAAGAAGAAGAAAAACAATCAAAAAAGCAAACTGCTATTGTTGAGCAAGAAGATACATTTGACGCTATGGCAGAATTTGATAAAATATCAGCAGCACTTCCTGCTGTAAAAGGTCTTGGTCAGAAAGCAGACGAAGAACTTGAAGACATTGCACAGCGAGCCCTAAATGCATATGAAGACTTAATGGATCTCGGTATGAATGTTGAAAGTCGTTATAGCGGTCGTGTTTTTGAAACTGCAAGTAGTATGCTTAAAACAGGGTTAGATGCTAAAGTTGCTAAAATGGACAAAAAACTAAAGATGATTGAGTTGCAACTTAAAAAAGAAAAAATGGACAAAGAAGGCGGCAACGGAGACGACGGAATGATCAACGGCGAAGGTTATGTAGTTACTGATCGCAACAGCCTGCTCGAGAAGCTCAAAGGCTTAGATAAAGATAAATAACATATAATAAGGTTGTTCGGTTATGAAAAAATTTAGCGATTATTTAACAGAAAGCAAAAAAGTATA